CTGCTGGTAGCTCTGCCCTAGGCTCTGGTAGAGCTGGGACTTGTTGGTGTCCAGCGATACCCCGCTCAGCGAGTAGCTGAACTCATCGGCCGCCCACCGTGCGCCCTCGGCTGTCAGGCAGGAGGACGCTGCCCCGACCGCTGCGCACTTCCCCCAGTCCCTCGGCACGTTCTCCAAGGTAAAGCTCGTTAGGTTCTTCGGGTTCCAGGTGTTGAGCTTGGCTATGGCTATGTCCAGCATCCTCAGTATGGTGGGGTCGAGCCAGATATACCCCACCCTGGTCGTGTACCCCGCCACCACCCTGCCGGGCGTGGGGGGGCGGAAGTGGTAGTCCCTGTCCGGGTTGGTGTCCGAGAGCAGCTCTCTCACGTACATGATGGCCGGGGCATACTTGTTGGTCGTCACCGGCCGCTGGGCGATGATGGCGCTGGGTGCCTCGAAGGAGGAGCTTGCCGGGTCTATGGGCTGGACGATGAAGTCCTCGAACACCCGGTTCTCCGGCTGCCCCTGGTACTGCACGATGTACCATACCAGGCGGAATATGCCCTTCCAGAGGGTAGGCACCACCATGGGGACGTAGTATGCCCCCTGGGAGGCCCTGGCGGGCACCATCTTGGGCTGGCTGGCCAGGATGAGGTCCTTCTCCGGCAGCACCATCATGTGGTTGGGCTGCTCCAGGTCGTAGTCGTACGCCCGCTGCCCCACCAGGGGGACCTTCTCGGTTACCTGGAATATGGAATAGGTTATAATGGCGGGGTCTATGAGCGCCCCGTTCGAGTCTCTCACCAGGATGCTGAGGTCCCCCGGTCCTAGCCGCTTCCCCTGCGTTACGGTCTCCATGCTGCTCCCCTGCATAGGATAACGGTAGCCAAAACACGACTTTTACCTGCCTCTAGTAGGGGTCCCTGCGGCAGAGGCGGCCCTGCCCCGAGGGCAGGGGGAGGAAAGCAGATGGCAGTCTATTCGTTCAGGTGCGGCAAGTGCGGTACGGTCCTGGAGGAGCTTATGCCCATGGCTACCGCCACCTTCGAGGACCGGCCCTGCCCGGCATGCGGGGGCATGTGCCCCTACCAGCTCAGGGGGGCACCCTCCCTGGGCACGGAGGGCATGGCAAACGCAGCCTTCGACGTGAAGGTAGGGGCGGACGCCGAGAGGCGCTGGGCGAGGATTAGGGCCCGGCAGGAGAAGAGGGACAAGATACGGCAGGAGGCTGGGTCAGGGGCGCTGTCCGCTACTACCCACGAGGACTGGCGGCCTGTGCCGGGGGCGAGGCTCCGGGAGCTGGAGATACCCCCCAAGGCCCAAGACCAGATAATCATCCCGATGAAAACGGGGGAGAAAAACAGACTTCCGTCCCCCTAATAGAGAGAGAATCAGGCGGCAGCCTGCCGCCAAGGAGAACTGGCCATGGCACTTTTCGGTTCCTACGCACCCCCTGGGGTATACACCTCGGTCGTCATCAGCGGAGCGGGCATACCGCTCTTCGGGAACGTCCGCATCCCTGTCGTAATCGGGGAGGGCCAGGAGTTCTTCGAGCAGGACAACGTGGAGCTGCACCGTGGCTCTAGCTCGGTGGCCGACGAGCAGGTCGTGAACGAGAACATCAGCGACCAGGCCACTGACATAACCAATCACCTGCACTGCACCTACTTCCCGGTAGTTATCGGGGACGGCACGGGGACGGTCACCGACGACCCGAGCAAGGTGCAGGTCGTGGTGGACGGCATCCCTGCCACGGTCATCCAGCTCGACGGGACGACCGGCGACTTTTATACCCAGGAGCTAATCACCCCTGGCCAGAACGTCGAGATTACCTACTATTTCAAGCGGACCGACACCCTCATCTCCAACGAGGACGAGTCCGACCAGGTCCCGAGCTTCGCTGCATGGCAGGCCTACGACACCAACCAGAACTACCTCCCCATCAGCGTCCAGCTCCCCGGTGTGACCGGCAGCAACGTCACGGTCATCGTCACGGACGACACCCTGGACTCCCCTCCGGGGACGGGCGTCCTGGACACGCAGGCCATCGGCGGGGCGGGCACGGACACCATCACCCTCGACATCGCCAAGGTAGGGGGCGGCAAGCGTACCCTCCATGACTTCTACAACCTCATCCAGGCGGGCATCCCCACCAACGACGCTGGCTACCTGACGGCCCAGCCCCCGGTCCTGGCAGGCTCCCCCCCGGTCCTCTCCGCCATGTACCCGGCCACCTACAGGCTCCAGGGCGGATACGGCCCCAACACCAACAAGGTGTTCAAGGTTCAGCACGTCCCCATCGTGGACGGCAGCAACGGCGGCGTGGTCACCACCGACCCGACCAAGGTCAAGGCTCTGGTGAACGGCTCCAAAGCCACGGTCTCAGCGGTGGACGGCCAGCATGGCCTGGTCACCCTGGCGAACGGCGTAGTGGCGGGCAGCACGCTTACCCTTACCTACTACACCAACACCTACCAGAACACCTACGACCTCCTCCCGGCATCCAGCGTCTCCTCCATCGTCGAGGTCGGCCTCGGCCCCAACCGGGCGGACTTTATCGAGGACACGGACTATGTCCTGGGGAAGGACTCCAGCGGCAACGACACCATCAACTGGGGTGCCAGCACCACCACCGCCGTGGGGCAGTCCACTACCGGCTACACCCCCTTCGGTCCCGTCCAGATTAAGACTACCCTGGTGGACGAGAGGGTATGGCTGCGGCCCACCATCAGGGGTTCCTGCAACGGCACGAACCTGGTCTTCACCCTGCCGGACAGCCCTACCGACCATGGCACGGTTACGGACGACCCGACCAAGATAATGGTCTTCGTGGGCGTCAACCCCGTGGAGGCCCTGGACAACTACCTGCCCGGCACCTCCGAGCGGGTCATCACCCTCTCTGGCAGCACAGGGGACTTCACCCTCTACAAGGCCCCCCTGCTGGGCACCCACGTCTATGCCAGCTACTACCGGAACACCCTGAACGACCACAGCTACACGGCCACGGTCGTCAACCCCGGCATACCGGGGCAGGGCACCTACACCGTCAAGGACGAGGTCAGCAGGGTGCTCCCTGTGGCCTGGTTCGATGCCCCCAGCAGCAGCGTCACCCAGTCGGGCGAGTTCGCCCAGACGGGCATCGTCTGGCCCTATGCCTTCCCGGACCTGTACGACTCCCCCGGCGAGGTGGACGAGACCGTCACCCTGACCTTCCAGGACGATGGCCTGCACCGTGACGCCAACCCAGGGGCGCAGGCCTACCTCACGACCCAGGGCATCCTGTTCTTCTGCACCACGCCCGGAGTGGGGGGCGACGCTATCAGCGTGGCCTTCAACACCACTGGCACCTATGGGGTAGTGGTCGCAGGCAACGGCATCACCTTCAACGGCGTCACCACTACCACCCAGGTACTCGCCCTGGCCGGGGCAGGCATCAGCACCACCTTCGGCACCGTCCTTGCCCAGCTCGTCACGGTAGGCTCCGTCAGCACGGCGGCGGCCCTCAACCTGGACGGCGGCGTTGACCCGAGCGACCCCGAGCCGTACTCCATCCGCTACATCGTCACCTCCTCCAGCCCCAAGGGGTCCAGCGGCATGGGCTACCTCGACCAGACCTACATCGACCAGAACACAGGGTTCAAGCTCACCGTCGTCAGCCCGCAGGACGCCCTGGACTACGGGTACCAGTCCCTCCCCGACCCGCAGTACACCTTCGAGCCGGGGGACACGCTGGTGTTCCAGGTCAGCAGCGAGCAGGCCCGCTACACGGGCACTACCTACTCCCCGTACAGCCTGTCCCAGCCCAACAACCTGGTCTGCATCGCCGGCCTCCAGACCGAGGTCATCACCACCTTCGGTGCCAACACCGGGGACACCGCTATCATCCAGACCTTCAACAAGTCCGGGAACGAGCCGGCCATCGGCGAGTACTACTTCGTCTCCTTCCAGACCGACAAGACGCCCGCCGACATGGCCATCAAGCTGTACAGCAAGGCCTCCGACGCCTATGCCGCCTACGGGCAGCCCACTACCGTCAACCGCCTGTCCCTGGGCGTCCAGTTCCTCACCCAGAACGGGGCGCAGCAGTTCGGGTGCATCCAGGTCCCGAAGCAGCCCGGCATGAACACCGGCTCGGACGCCAACTTCATCGCAGCCATCCAGACGCTAACCACGGCGCTCCCCGGCAGCACCCAGAAGGCCAACGTCATCGTGCCGCTGAGCACCAGCACCACGGTCCACCAGTTCCTCAGCAGGCAGCTCATCACCCAGGCCAACGTGAGGAACAAGGGGGAGGCAATCGGGTTCGTGGGGTACAGCACCTACACCGACCCGAACACCGCCAGGGCTAACGCCCGTGCCCTCAAGAACGCCCGCATGATTGCCATAGGCATGCCTGCGGCCGCCGTCCTCCTGACCGACTCCCAGACCGGGCTGTCGCTGGAGTACGCCGTCAGCGGCGAGTTCATGGCAGCGGCGATGGCAGGGCTTAACACCAACCCGGCCAACGACGTGGCGACCACCCTGACCAACCAGGACCTCGTCGGGTTCAGCAGGCTGCTCGTGCAGTACGACGACGCAGACATGAACCTGATGGCCTCGGACGGGCTGGTCTGCCTCACTAACAACAACGGGGCGCTCTACATCCGCCACTACAAGAGCACGGACCCGAGCAACCCCATCACCTCGGAGCCGACCTGCACCACGGTCACCGACTACGTCTGCCAGCAGTTCCGCATCGACCTCCAGCAGTTCATCGGGAGGAAGATGGTGGACGGCCTGACCACGGACATCCAGGTGGTAAGCGATGCCAGGCTGAAGTCCTTGCAGAACAACCAGATAATCTCTGGCTACAAGAACCTCGTCGTGGTCCAGGACCCGACTGACCCGACCACGGTGGACGTGACGGTCACGTTCAAGCCGATGTTCAGCCTGCTCTACATCTCGGTCACCTTCACCGTGACCACGACACTGTAAGGAAAGACATGGGGGAGAAGGCAGGCACCTTCTCCCCCATGACGACAAGGTGGCAGAATGCAGATAAATCCAGTCGTTACACAGGCAGGCGGGGTAATCAGCGTCCGCCTCCAGGCCTTGTTCATCGGCGACCCCACGGACGCCACGGACAAGACCCTGATTGCGGCGTACGGGGACCCGCAGATATCGCTGGTCGGGAACGGCACCTTCGT